TACGACGTCGAGGAGGCGGTTCTGGAGAGCGTCGCTGCGTGCTGGAGGCTTCGTCAGGCTGGATACGCTGGCGACGGCGCGAGCGAGAAGAACACCGCAATCGGGCGCGGAATGGGCGGTCTACTGACTGACCGAGCGTGCGACGTGCTCGGTCGGTACAGGGTGCTCCCGTGAGTGACGGGGTCAAGGTCGACGTCTCCGGAGAGACAGAGATCGCCGCGGCAGTGCAGCGGGCGCTCGATCAGTTGCCCGGAGCGGTCCAGGTCGCGTTGCTGGTCGAGGGCTCTGCCATCGCTGCTGACGCAGCATCGCGGTGTCCGGTGGACACGGGCAAGCTGCGTTCGAGCGTATTCGTCAAGCCGATATCCAACGGTGGTGTAGTCGTCGGGTTCTCGGCTCCTCACGCTGCCGTGGTTCACGAGCGCACGGATCTGCGCCACGCCGACGGAGAAGCAAAGTTCCTCGAGAAGGCGAAGAACTCCGCAGCGAGCGGACTCGTGTCCAGCGTTGCTGCGCGTGTGAAGGTCGGGTGAGCCATGGCGACCGCCGAAGCAGATGCTGCTGTGCTCGCGTTGCTCGACGCGATCACGTCTCCACTGTCTCTCGACTCGGGTCGCAACCTATTCCTGGGACCGATGCTCGACCCGTCAGCGACACGACCAAACAATAGCGTCTGCGTGCTCGCGACTGGAGGAGCGCTGATGGCGAGGCTCGTGTCGAGCTCGCAGGACTGGCGCACGCCAACTGTTCAGGTGACAGTGCGCGCAGACCGCTCCGACTACGATGGAGGAATCGCGCTCGCTCGTGCGTGTCTGTCCGCGTGCCAGGCCCCGTCATCGATGCCGTCCGGGTATACCGACTGTCAGGTGCGCGAGGCGGACGTCACGTACATCCAGCGCGACGCGCAGGGACGGCACCTGTGGTCGTTCAACGTCCAGCTGATCCGCGTCGGCTGAGCATCCTCGCAGCGTAGACGCTCCAGCGACCGAGACCGTGAGATCTGCCTATCGCGCGACGCACGCGCAGGAGGCGATCCAATGACGGTCCAGGCAGGTCGAGTCGGCGGGTTCAAGGTCTGCGCGACGACTGGCGGCACCTACTACACGCCGAACGGAGTCACGAGCATCAAGCCGGGCGACGGTTGGAAGGGCCCGACGATGGTCGACACCACGCAGATCAACGACACCGCTGCGCGGATGGTATCGACTGGGTTCTTCAATTCGACGCTGACCGTCACGATGCTGCGAGACGCGGCGGACACCAACGGACAGGGCGTACTGCTCACGCAGATCGCCGCCGGGTCTACGATCTGGGTCCAGTATTCTGAGGACAACTCGAGCTTCAAGAAGTGCGAGATGGCCGCGAGCATTGACGAGCAGCACCAGGCCGGTGCGTCGGCGCTCTCGATGACCGTGACCTTCACGCCTGCCGGCGGCACCTCCCCCGTCGCCGTCTGAGGCAGACCCATGACCGTCGTCGCCGCACGAGACTGCGCCGTGTACGCCGGCGGCGCTCCGGTCACGATGACCGGCGAGGCGTGCTCTGACGTCAGCGGTGGCGCGCGGACGTCGTACCAGGTCACTGCATCGACCAAGCAGGTGCTCGACCCCGAGACGGCGATCACCGTCTACGACAACGCGAGCCCCGTCACATCGACCGACTACGCCGTCGACTACGCAACCGCGACGGTGACCTTCTCTGTGGCCAGGACGGGCGGGCACACGATCACGCTGGACGCCAAGTACATCCCGCTCCTGCAGTTGGCCTACTCGAGGAGTGCCCGGGTCGCTCGTCCGCAGGGCGTGTTCGCCGACGCGACCCGACTACAGGACACCACCACTCGGATGGCGCTAATCGGCAAGAGATGTTCGATCACGCTCGAGCACATGACGAGCGCAACCGAGGACCTGGGCGGCACGACGTACCTTGACTCGCTGATCTCCGATGGTCGGCTCTTCGTCCGGGCGACGCTCGGTGACGGCAAGACGCTCAACGGCTGGTTCGCCACCGCGAGCGCGGCGAACCACGACATGGCCGCGGTGCTCTCGCACACGCTGACGCTCACGGGGATCGTGCAGACGTGCGTCGGCAGGCCTGGCACCGACCAGGCGCTTTTCTCGCTGTCCTGATGAGGGGTCATCATGAGTTTGGCAGAGGAACTCAAGGCAAAGCTGCTCTCGTCGAAGAACTTCAAGGTCCGCGCCGTGAAGGTGAAGCTCGACGGCGAGACCGAGGAGACCGTCGGCGTGCGACAGGTGTCGCTGTTCGTGCGCCAGAAGCTGGTCTCGATGGCGCAGAAGGCTGACAGCGTCGAGGCGAAGGCGAAGGCCGACGCGCAGGTGGTCATCGAAGCGGCGTGCGAGCCTGTGACTGGCGAGCGCCTGTTCGGCCCTGCTGATCTGGACACCATCCTCAAGGAGCAGGTGGGCGGAGGGTGGCCAGACGACGTGACCCGGGCGGCTGTCGAGATGATGCACACGCCAGTTCTCGACGCAAAGTGCCGAGAGTTCAAGAAGGGGGCGGACGGGAAGCCGCTGATCGAGGAAGGAAAGCCCGTGCTCTGCGGTGGGAATCTCACCGAGAAGTACTGCCCGCGCTGCGGATGCGAAGCGCCCGAGATGATCGAGCGAGCAAAGGGAAACTGACCGACGATCCCGAGCGACATCAGCTCGTGCAACTCGGGATCGAATGGGGACGCACGGCGCGGGAGTTGTCGGAGGCGATGACCCCTGATGAGCTCGTCGAGGTGCTGGCGGTCTACGACGACAGGGCGAAGGCGCTGAAGCGGGAGTGAGCGGCCATGGCGGACTTCACGGGAGCGGCAGCAGGGGCGGGGCTCTCGGTCGGGACGCTGACGATCAACCTCGCCATCAACAACTCTGGCCTCACAAAGGGGCTAGAGGACGCGAACAAACAACTCAGGTCGATGGGCCAGATCATGGAGGCCCAGTTTAAGGCTGCTGGAGGCGCGCTCGGCCAGATGGGCGAGCGCATCGGCAACGTCAGCAAGTCCATCCAAAAGATGTTCGGAGACGACGCGCCTGCCGCCTTGCAGAAGTTCGGGCGCGAGATGTCGCGAACCATCGGCCTGAGCGAGACGCAGCTGAAGGGATTAGGGCAGAGCGCCGAGGCGATGGAAGGAGCGTTCAAGCTCGCTGGCGCCGCGGTTACGACGCTGCTCTCTCCGCTCGGAGCAGTGCTTGCTGCGGCTCTCGGAATTGCCGCTGCCATCGGAGCCGTGAAGAACGCCTTTGACGCGCTCAAGAACGCCGGGTCGGGAGGCTCGGGCGGGATCATCGACAGGGCGAACGACTGGGCGCTGCAGAACGTGCCCGGCGCGCAGCTCGCCTCGGACTTCATGGCGGGAGTGGGGTTCCGCGCAAATAACGCCTGGAACGCGGCGAAGAGCGAGCCCGGGTCCATCGCCGAGACCATCAGCAAGATGGACGTCGCGGCGGACATCAAGGCCGCGCTCGGTCGCGTGGCGAAGGACCTGAAGGAGTACACGGACCCGCTCTTCAAAATGCTCAGTCCCGGGACCACTAAGGCCGAACGAGACAAGGCAGCGAAGGCAGCGCAGGGAGAGTGGCTCGGGTTCAAGGAGGGCGGCTACAAGGAGTTCCTGCGCGACCAAGAAAAGTTCGCAGACGCTCAGATCGATTTCAAGCACTCCGAGATCAAGATGTTTGAGCAGTACCAGCGCGAGAAGCAGGACGCCTGGGACATGGAACTCGAGGCGCTGAAGGACGCGAACGAGAAGCAGCGCCGCATCGACAAGGAGCGCAACGACCAGCTGTCCCGGCAGGAGCAGGAGACGCGGCAGAGGTGGCAGGCGCTGAGCGGCGGGCAGTTCGGGTCGACGCTAGGGATGATGGGATCGGACAGCGCATCCGTGCGCACGGCAGGCGCTGGCCTGAACATCATCGGCCAGGCGGCAGCCGGCTACGAACTCACGGGCACTGCGCTGCAGGGAGCGGCTCAGGGCGGAGAGGCGGGCGGCGTCTGGGGTGCGGTCATCGGCGCCATCCTCGCGCTGCTCACCAAGACCGAGGCGTTCAACCAACTCATGACGAGCATCGAGGGCATCCTCAAGGATTTGCTCCCGGTGCTAAACGAGGTGCTGCAGCCGATCCTTCGGAGCATCGACGGGCTCGCCTCGATCCTGTCTCCCATCTTCGGGATCCTGGACAAGCTCTTCGAGGTGCTGAACCTCCTCAACAAGCCGCTCGACGCGCTCAATGGGATCATCGAGCCGTTGATGGAGATGTTCTCGCAGATGATCGACTCACTCGACACGTCCAAGGCGGGAATGGACGAGATTCAAGTGAGCGACGGCAAAAACAAGATGTCGCTTATGGACGCGATGACGGGCACGGGCCTGCTCAACGCCATCGGCGACGAAGTCAGCAAGCTGACCTCGAGCAAGACCGCAACGCCCGAGTACGCGGCGCAGTGGCGCAAGGACTACGAGAACGTCTGGGGCCCCGGCGCGCAGGAGCGGAAGATCTACGAAGCATCGATGAAGGCGGCGGCGGAGGCGAAGCAGCGCGAGATTGACGAGACGAACCGGACGAGCGCGGCGCTGCGAGAGCTCACCGAGTCCATCCAGAACAGCGTTCAGGGCTACAAGATCGCCGGGCGCGTCTTCGCCGCTTCGGACTCGGTTGGAGGGATGGGCTCCACCGGCAACCCCTACGGTGGCGAATGAGCGCGCTCACGATCAACGGCATCGAGGTCCCGGTCGGCAAGGATGGATTCTCCTGCTCGCTCGAGGAGTCCGGCGCGAGAGCCAGGTCGCAGTCGGGAAAGTACCTCTGCACCATCCAGCGTCGCTGGCACAAGCGAATGGGAACGGCGCTCGTCACCGACTCGGAACTCGCCGAGGCGCTGGCTGGACTCATCAATGCGGACGGCATCGGGTGGAGCTTCGACACCGACCTCTATGCGGACGGCAAGGGTCTCGGCGCGGTGACCACCGGCACGACGCCGACGGTGGTCGCGTCTGACTTGGCACCCGCGCCGAAGTACGGTGTCAAACTCCTCAAGGTGCCAGCGTCTGCAACCGCGACCTGGACGCACGGACTCGCCGCGGCCGGGTACACCGTCTGCGTCTGGTCATACGTCTCGGGCGCGTGGCACCACTACGCCAAGCGCAGCGACTACGGCTCTGGCTACTGGACCGATGGCGTCTACGGGGTTGGCAGCACAACGATCTTCAGCGCGACTGCGAACGCTGTGACCCTCGCGGCAGGCGGCGGGGCAGCACAGGACTACGACGATCTGCTCTACTTCCCGTTCCTCGTCCCGTCGACCTGGTTCGCGACGCTATTCGCATCAAGCACCGCGTTCCCAAAGCCTCCGCTGCTCACGGGCGGAGGCGACCTGCTCGCATACGGCAGCACGACTCTGCGAGGCGTCGCGCGCAAGTGGTCCGTCATTGGCCGCGGGTCGCTGAACCCGCTGCACAAGATCGAATTCGAGTTGGAAGAGGACTGACGTGCGCACTCCCGACACCGCGACCAAGAGCCTCCGCGCCCAGCGCAGCGTGCTCACCAAGGTGACCATCGCGGGCGTCGACGTGACGAACCTCTACGGGCTCGACTGGATCGCAGAGGCCAGTTGGAGCACCACCGTCGACTCCGCCGTTGCGCAGGCCAACATCTCGCTCTGGCGCGAAGAGCACTGGCTGAGCATGGCTCCGCTCGTGGCCTCGAAGATCAACGCCTCGTCTCCGCTGGTCGCGCTCAACGCGCTCGTGGTGATTTCGCAGAGCGAGTCTCCGACTCGAACAGCGGCAGACGCCTGGGGCAGCGCAGGCCCGTGGCACGAGGTCTTCCGCGGACGAATCGCAGAAATCGACTGGGCGGGAAACCCCATGTCTCTGCGCTGCGTGGACATGGCTGGCGACCTGTCCGACGCCTGGCTGCAGCGCCAGCGCGTCTACGGGCGCGGGTGTCAAGAGCGCGGTGCGATGGTCTGGGTTCCCGAGCTCGCGGTGCAGGTCGGGGACAGGTGCATCCCGAGCGCAGCTACCCTCCTGAGTTGCGTCTATGAATGCACAATCGCTGGAGTGACTGGAGACACCGAGCCGACGTGGAGGTCCCGCGCCTGGACCGCCGCGACGAAGTTCGTCATCGGAGAGCGCCACGTCCACACCGCGAGCGTGATCTACGAGGTCACCAGTATTACAGGAGAC